AGACAGTATCAACAGATACTCAGCTACTTGTATTTGATGACGTTAAAAAGAATTTCAACTTTGAGAATCTATTTAGTCTAATCACAGAGGGTATAACACTTGAGTACAAAGGTCAGGATGCCATAAAGCTACCAGTGACCAAGTCACCTAAGATAGTTATCACAACTAACTACACCATAGGTGGTGTTGGTGGCTCATTTGAACGTAGAAAGTTTGAGGTAGAGATGTCAGATTACTTTGGGTTTAAAAAGACACCCCTTGATGAGTTTGGGCACATGCTATTTGATGACTGGAGTCAAGACCAATGGATAATGTTTGACAATTTCATGATACAATGTGCTCAGTTCTACCTTCGCAATGGACTTGTATCTCATGAGTTCACTAATCTTGATATAAGGAAGTTCATAAAAGAGACCTCTCATGAGTTCTATGAATGGTCAGAGGATGGCAACATACCATTGAACACCAGACTATATAAGGATGAGCTGCATGAAATGATAACAAAAGACTACAGTGATTTATCCAGATGGCTTACAAAAAAGAAATTCACTCAATGGCTTAACATATTTGGTAAGCATCATGGATATAAGATACTTGATGGTAAGACTAATGGAAGGAGATGGATTGAATATACTACAGATGAGGTGAAACCACAGCCTAATGATGTGTGGGATGAGTTAAATAATAAAGCAGGATTCTGATGAAGTACATTAACAGAAAGGAATATCAAGCCTTATTAAAAGAATTACATAAAAAATTAGATGCTGCAATTGAGACTAAATTAAACTCAATTGATTGGATGTTAAAACAGTTACATTTGGATAGTAACTATTATTCAGATGAGATGTGGATAACAAGAGAACTATATAAAAAAGAGATTATTCAAGCATTTTTTGATGGTCAACTAAAACAGTGTGAGCCACAAGTTTTATATGATATTCAACAACTTATTAATGAATCACATAAATACTATGAACAAACAAAACCAACAACTACTTAAGGCCCTTGAGCTGGAGGACTTGAGACTCAAGTATCCATCCATTGATGAGAAGTACATCCCATACACTAAGTGGGCAGATAACTCAGCCAACGCACTGACAAAGTGTGTGATTGCTTACATCACCTTCATGGGTGGTCAAGCTGAACGTATCAGCTCACAAGGTCAGTACAGGGAGGGAGCAAAGATACAAGTGGGCACAGGTGAACTTGCACACACTAAGCAGCTCCCTGGCAAGTGGACACCAGGACAATCTACCAAAGGTACTGCTGACATCTCAGCAACTATCAGAGGGAGGTCAGTTAAGCTGGAGATTAAGTATGGGAAGGATGTACAGTCACAGGTGCAGAAGGACTATCAAGCAGCCATTGAGAAGGCTGGAGGGGTGTATATCATTGTGAGGACCTTTGATGAGTTTGTGGTATGGTATGAACAATTTACTAAAAATATATGACACCAAAAGAGAAAGCAAAAGAGTTAGTTGATACCTATAGGATAATGCTAATGAACAGTGATACTGAATGTGGGGAGGAGATACTATGTACTGTGATAGCTAAGTATTGTGCAGTGATTGCTGTGGATGAGATAATATATGTATTAGATAGATATATTGACCCTGTTAGAAAATATTGGGAAGAGGTCAAACAAGAAATTGAACTACTATGACATGGGAGGAAAATTACCTAAAAGGTAGAACAAAAGAAGAGGTGTTACGTAGACTTAAGGTCAAGTTAAAGCACTACAGGAAGAAGTACGGTGAGAAGAGATTTAAGGGTATTAATAATGAAACAGATTAGATATGACATTAGACTCACATGAAATTAGGTTAGGTAATACCTATAAAATAGAATTAGGAGATGGCACTTATAAGAGTGATCTCATAAACTTGGCAGACCTTGAGAATCTGCTTGATGATGACCTTGATGACTTCTATCAAGCAATGGAGATAGATGAGAGCTGGTTAGTTAGATTAGGTTTTAAGCCTGTATTAGATATATCTTATAGTTTTCCTAAACCTTATGATAATTTAGAACTTGCTTATTATGGAAGCATAAACGGATTAAAAAAAGGATGGGTTATTACTAAATTGTTTGGGTTATCAAATGGTATTAAATATGTTCATGAGTTGGAAAACCTATACTTTGCACTTACTGGTGAGGAGTTAACATATAAATGTTAATAACTTTATTTGTCAAATATGCAAAACTTACTTATCTTTGAAGAAAATTACAATATGACAAAGCAATTAATTTCTACGTCTGAGAAAATCAGACAGGCAAATGAGGCTGAGATCACTCATGCAGTGCTCAACTTCCATCAAAAGCTCCACAGAGCTAAGTTAGCAATTGGCAAGGTGACCAAGAACGCTAACAACCCACACTTTAAAAAGGCATATGCTGACATCAATGCAATCATTGAGGCAGTTGAGCCTATCTTATTAGAGAATGGTCTGCTACTCTTACAGCCTATCCATGGCAATAGTGTATGCACTCAGATAATAGATGTTGACTCAGGCACAATGATAGAGTCGTGCATGGACTTACCAACTGGACTTGACCCACAAAAATTACTTGGAGCAATTACCTATTTTCGAAGAGGAACATTGCAGTCACTTTTGGCTTTACAGGCTGTAGATGATGATGGCAACATGGCATCTGAGCCAGTTAAAGCAAAACCAACACTTGAGGCTGAACGTTTCAAAAATGCACTGGCTAAGATAGCAGCAGGTCAATACACTAAGGAGGAACTTGTTAAGAATTACTCACTAACTAAAGAACAGGAGGCAAGACTATGAAATGGAGAGCATCACAACTGGGCAACCTAATGACCAACTCAAAGAGTAAGTCACAGGTACTATCTGAGACTACTAAGTCTGAGATTAGAAAGATAGCTAAGCAGGACTTCTATGGCTACACTACAGAGATTAAGACTAAGCCAATGATTAAGGGTACTGACTGGGAGCAGGAAGGCATTGACCTACTGAACTCAGTTAGGTTCACTCAGTACACTAAGAACGAGCTGAGACTGTCTAATGAGTTCATGACTGGATGCTGTGACATCATAACAGATAACAGTATCATTGACATCAAGTCATCCTGGTCATTAGAGACCTTTCCAGCTACACCATCAGAAGGTGATGCAAGTGGATATGAGTGGCAAGGTAGAGCCTATATGTGGCTATATGACAAGCCATCCTTTGAGTTAGTCTACACCATGTACACTACACCCGATGAGCTACTGACTGAGTGGGATAACCTGTCTATCCATAGAGTTGACCACATTGACCCAGCTAAGCGTATCACAGTGGTAAGATATGAGAGAGACTTGGCACTTGAGGAGCAGATTAAAGAACGGTTGACTCACTGTTCAGAGTATTATTCACAGTATATAAACCTTTTAAATAATAAATAATGTCACCAAAAGAGAAAGCAAAAGAGTTAGTTAATAAAATGAAATTTGCAACTGATGAGTTCGGTTATATAAATATAAATGTTAATAGACACAAACAATGTGCATTAATTGCAGTTGATGAGTTATTACTTTTAGTTACTTATCAACCTACGATTGATTACTGGAACGAAGTCAAACAAGAAATAAACAACCTTTAATTTATAATAATGTCAGAACTAACAATCAAAGGAGTTATCAAACTCATCAAACCAATCAATGTGATTAGTGACAAGTTCTCAGTGAGAGAGTTTGTGATCACTACACAGGACAAGTACCCTCAACACATCATATTCCAGACAGTCAATGACCGCATGGATATCATAGCACCATATGGTGAAGGTCAAGAGGTGGAAGTATCTTACAATGTGAGAGGGAGAGAAGTAGGTGATAAGTACTACAACACACTGGATGCATGGAAGGTGGTAGGTGAGGCTAAGGCTCCAAGTGTACTGGATGACATACTAAACAACGAGCAAGATGACCTCCCGTTCTAAGACAGTATATCTCAAGGATAATCAGACCCTCACTGACTGGGTGAGGGCTGAACTTAAGGATAAGATATCTAACAGAAACAGAGCTGTACACATGGCAGAGGACATGGGAGTGACT